TAGACAGCTCCACCGTCCGCTCCTCGGTAGCAAGCACCTCCATCACCTGACCCATCTCAGCCTCCAGAGGGACTTCCCCGCCGAAGGTGACTGCGAAGTCTGCGCCGGGTCGGAACGCTACGTCAAACTCGATCATAGCGCACCATCCCGGAGAATACGCTCCACCGGCACTTCGAATACCTGAGATGCCATGCGCTGCGCCCCCACGCCCACCCGGAGCTGCACTTGGGCCTCCCGGCCCGCCCCGGCGGAGAGGGAGAGCGTCTCCTCTTCCGTCAGCGTACACGACACGTGCTTACCCTCCAGCGTCATGTCCGCAAGTCCCTTCTCGATCCTCACCACGCCGCCCTGCGCCACGGCCAGCGACAATGCCGTGATGCTCCCCGTATCAATAGGGAGCCGGAAGGTCAGTGTGGGCGTTGTACCTCGATACATGGGTATCCCTCCTTACAATTCCTTGGTGATGTGCGCCTCCAGATTCAGGTGCTTGTCGAGGTGGGCCAAGGCGTCCTTACACGGGCCGTTGCAGCCCGTCTCGATCAGCCCCTGCAAGGCCCCCCGCAGGCCGTAGCAGATGATGGTCAGCTCGTCCTGCATCCGAATGATCTCGGCGCTCTGCCGCCGGTCTCGCTGCACCAGCTTCACCACCCAAGCCACCACGCCGCCCAATACCCCCAGCGCCGTCACCACAGCCGCCGCCGTGATGACGGTGTTTGCGTCAATGTACATGGTAATTGCCTCCTGTTTTTTCTCTCTTTCAAGCGCATATCCCATTTCCCCTTCAGCATACCAAAGAGAAGGAGCGGGTTTCTACCCCCGCTCCTTCAAAAGTTTCGCTTATTTTCCCCACGGAGTGTCCTTGTCACTCCACGACGTCTTTTTGATGCAGTTCCACATGGCCTTTTCCTGCTTGGCGGACAGGTGCAGAGACTGGATGTATTCCACATACTTTTTCTTCAGAGAACCGCTGATGGCGTTTCCGTCCTCGTCCTTGTCGCTCTCCAGCTGGCGGACGGCCTCGGCGGCCCGCAGGATCATCACGTAGCTGAGTCCCACGCTCTTTCCGTACTGTTCGTATGCCTCCCGCACTTTCCTGCTCTCATAGGTGCGCACCTTCGTCCCCGGATACGCAAGACCCACCGTGCTGTTCCACATCGTCACGATCTCCCGCATGGTGGCGGAGATGGGCAGTCCCGTAAACTGGGACACCACCTGAGCCGTCTTATAGATCTTGTTGTAGGTGGTCATGTTCCCGTAGTAGGTGGTTTTCGTGGCCTTGTCAAGGGATCCTGTCCACAGTCCTATGGTCTCCTCCCAGATGCCCAGCACATTGTAAAGATTCGACCAAGCCGCCATGTCCATGCGGTCGGTGGAAAATCCGGCGAAGGTGTTGGTTACGTCACGGATCAGCGGGATCTTACTCAGGGGATTCAGCTCCCCGGCCAAATTCCCCTCCAGCCCCAGCATGAGATTCAGCACCTGATCCCTCACCGTCTCCGGCTTTTCGCCCCAGAACGCCTTCCAGAATTTCTCCAAAAAGGAATCGTCATCCCAGTCACGCAGCGCATCATAGAGGGCCATTGCTATGGCACTGACCGTACCGGTCAGAATGTACGCCTGATAGGCCCGCCCCAGCTGCCGCCAGTTTTTCTTGACGGCCTTTTGCATCCCCATGGACTGTGCGTCCTGCAAGGTGTCCAGTGTGGAGTTCATCAGCATATTATAGCTCACCGTGGGTTCCGACATGAAGGAGGTGGAGATTTTACTGAAGGTGCCGCTGTCCCGCATCATGTGACTGCGGGTCATGGTGGAATCCACCACCTGCGTCCGGTAAATGACCTCACGGAATCGCTCTGCGGTGGCCTCCATCAGCTCCTCGCCGGTGAGGTGGCGCTTTTCCTCCACCTCCAGCTTGCAGGCCAGCCACAGCCGTTCCCATGTGATCTTATCTCCGGCTTCCGCTGCCGCCATGGACTTGTCCACCAGATCCTCGATCTTGCTGCCCTTGCCCTTGATCTGGTCTCGGATGGAACGGCCCACATCCGTGTCGAAGAAGCCCATTTCCTTCCACAGGGCGATGCCGCTGTATTGCAGCATCTCCTGTCCCTCCGCCTTCGTAATGACCTTTTTGGTCAGAGCCTTCGCCAGATACTTGTGGTCGATCACGGCGCTGGCCCGGACGTAGGAGGTGGGCTGCAGCATGGCCACTCGCAGGTTCGCCGCCACGGCGGCCCGCTTGTATTTGGAGATGGCCTTGGTGGCCATGCCTTCACCTCGTGCGCCGTTCTCTTTTACGCCGTTGATGTCCTTCAGAAACGTCACCACGTAGTTGTTGGCCCCGCTGCCCCACGCACGGGTCATCTCCCGCTGCACGGTTCTCGTCCGCACCTGCCCGTTGTCCTTGTTCTTGCTGCTATCCTTATAGTTGTACCACTTCTGGGCATCCAGCACAGGCAAGGCCAGCGCATTGTACTTGGCCATGTCCGCCATGTGGTTGGCGAACACGTCGAAAATACTTCGCACCATGATGGCGTTGTTGGCTCCCTCCGTCAAAGGCTTCACGGCGGAAATGTTCAGCAGCCGGTAAAGGCTTCCCTCCTTGCTGTCCGTTTTGGCGGGCCGATCCTGCGAATCGGTCTCGATGGGGAAGTAGTTCTCCTCCGTAAAGGCCAGATACCCGAACCGCCGCATGGATACCTCGTTGCCCCACGCAGACCCCTGCTCAGTCATGTACCTCTGCATGGCCTTGGCCGCCTGTACCTGCTCCGGGGTCAGCAGGCTTAAAAGCTTTCCCAGCTCGCCCTGCGTCAGGAGGTAATGCTCCGCCTGATCCACATCCTTCTTCTTTTTCTTTTTCTCCCGAACGGGCTTCCCCTCTTCTGCGGCTCTGGCGCTTTCGATCTCCTCGGCAATGTCGATGGATGCAATGCGGATGCCGCCGCCCATCAGATGGCCCATGGCCTGCTTTCTCCGGCTCAGGCAGTAAAGGCTCATCAGCTGCGCTGTGGTCAGCGTTACCTCCTCCTGTCCTCCCTTGCTGCTTTCCAGCATCACCGTATGGGTCTCGGTATCCCATTTTCTGACCGTCTTATCATCGATCAGCCCGTTTCGGAAATCCAGCACCTTTTTGGTGTTGAAGGCCAGCTTATCCCAGCCGTTCATCAGCCCTTGGAAGATGGACTTTCCGCCCTCTCCGAAGCGCTGGAAGGCATACCACGGCAGGCAGTTATCCCACACCAAGAAATTCTCTCCGGTTTTTCTCTGGTGCTGCTCATGCTCATTCAGCGCCCAGATGGTGTCCTCCGCCGCATCCACCACCGTGGCGAACTGCCGGTTCGCCATCAGCTTGTTCATTTCCGTCACGGCGGTGCTGATCACAGACAGCACCGTGTTGGTCTCCTCCAGCTCTTCCACCGTCATCGTCTGCAAAACGCCGTTTCGGAGAGGATGTTCCTCGATGGCCTTCTCCACTTTGGAGACGTAGGCGTTCAGCAGCATCTGAAATCCAGCCGGAAGATCCAGATACCCGCCGATCAGATCGTCGCCCTTACCACTTTCTTCGTAGAGGCTCTGCCGGGCCAGTACATCCTGGATCCCCCGCAGGGCCTTAACGTACCGCTCGTCCGCCTTTGTCATGGCCCCACCGGCCAAGCCCCGCTTAGAGATCAGGTTCATCGACCGCAGCAACTCCGCCACAGGCTTCTTCAGGGCTTCCGGCACGTGCTTTTTGTCCGTGTTGGTCAAAAGCATTTCCTGCAGCCGCTTGGCGTTCCGCTCTACGCTCCGCCGCAGCTTCCCCATGTATTCCGCCCGCTGCCGGGTCTCCCGGTAGCTGCTCACGCTCCGCTGCACGGCGTCCCGCTCTACCACCACTCTGGCCTTCTTCAGCAGCGCCTTGACCACTTTCTTCTCCTGCGTCTGCGACAGCTCCTCGTTCAGCCGCCGGATCTTGCCGTTGACGGTGTCCAGATTCTTCTGCACCTTCCGCAGCTGCGCCCGCTCCGCATCGCTCAGCTCCTTGGCCTCACGACCGGCCAGAATGGCCCGCTTTTCCTCCAGAAAGCCCTGCCGCTGCTCCTCCGCATCGTCGATGCGTCCCAGCTTCTGCTCGATGATGCCCAGCCTTGCCCGATCCGCATCTGTCAGGCTCCGGCTCTCGGAGTTTTTCGCCATTTGGGCGGCGATCCGCAGCACGTCCCGGTCGGAAAGCGTCGAGCTGCGAATTTGTGCTTGACTTTCCGTCTGGTCCTGTGTATACTGTGCTTGAGAAGGTTTTGGCGCCAATACCTCCGAATGCCCTCGGGCAGAGAAGGAGGATGTGCTGATCACCTTCTCTTTTTTTATGCCCAGAAGGTCGTACAAATAGGATTTCCCGTCTGCATCATTACGGATCAGGAGCGTACCGCTATATACCGTGTAGTGGTCTACGGTTTTTTTTGTGTCCAGCACCGGCACGGCAAACTGTGTGCTGTATCGGTACCAGCCGTTCTTTGCATCCACCTTGTGCTTTTCTTTGATATTCTCGTGCCACTCGCCGTTCTCGGCAAGGAGCAGCATTTCGTCAAGGTTCGTTGCGGCCTGCATCTTTACCGAACGCAGTTTAGCCTCCATACCCTTTGTGTATTCAGAGCCTCGATACTCTCCGGGCAAGTCCTTCCCAATATATACGGGCTGTGCGTCCATCAGGATAGTCGAAAACGGGTGTTCGGTATCCAACAGTGTTTTCAGATATGCCTCCGCTGCACTGTAATTCCGTGTATCCTTCTGCGTATCAAGTACCGGCATAACCTTCCCGCCAATCTCCCGGATAGCGAACTGCACATCCCCTTCCTGCACCACTTCGTCGGAGATCCGCTGGATCACCTGCGGCATTTGCTTTTTCATGGCGCTGTCCCGCCGGGATTGCTCCTTGGCGTAATCCTTCAAAATGCCGGTCAGATACTGCTCGTCAAACACGGGCCGCACATCCCTCTGCGGCAGATATTCGCCCTTTTCCGTCTGGGCAAAGGTCTTGAAATCCACCAGAAGCTTGTGGTATCCCTCGGTGTAGACATAATTACCCTCCGCATCCTGATTCAGGAACTGTGCAAACCGGGGGATCAGCCCCCTCTCCCGGCATACCTCCAGATACTTCTCCACGAAGCTACGCTTGGTGATCTCTGCGCCTTCCCGCTCCAGCACCTGCAGCACATCGGTGTAGATGTTCACCTGCTGCTTGGCGGTTTTCCCGGTCTCCATGTCCTTATCGGTCTGATGATCCTTGTAGTTTTCCCACGCATCGATCTTCTTTTCTCGCAGCACCGCCTCGCTCTGGCCGGTGTGGAATGGGATGATCTGGTCGATAAACTCGCTGACCATGGCCGCCCGGATCTGGGTGTCGTTGATACCAATGACGATATTGCCGATATTGGGGTTGCCGCTGCTGTCGAAGAAGTCCTTTGCGTGGATGTCGATGCCCTCTGTGGTGTCGAAATCCAGAACTGGCTTCCCGCCCTCCATGTGATAGCCGAGGTCTCCTGCTGGGATCAGGCTGCGGTTGAGTTTCAGCCCGGTGTCCTTCACCGCCTTGGCGTATTCGTTGACCTTCGTATAGCCTTGGATATACAGCCCCTTGGTGGATGCATCCGTGATGATCTGCATGACATCCAGCAAGTGGAACATCTCCATGTCGGAGAAGGAGAAGATGCGGAGGCCGCCCTTTGAGTTCTTGCTCTGCACGGTGCGCTTGGAATATTTCAGGATCTGCCGCTTGTATTCCGCTTCATTGGTCAACCGCCGCACCGCCTGCATACCTCGTGCGTTGTTGTAGCGCCGCCACGCCTCCGCCATGTTGGGGTTTTTCTTCTTCAGCGCATTGTTTCCCTCCAGCGTGATCAGCTCCGCCACCGTCGGGACATAGGTGTCCCCGTTTGTGTATCGCAGACCCCGCAGCTGATTCTGGTTGAAGGGCTTTCCGTCCGGCCTTGTCTCGCTGCCGTTCCGGTAAAGCTCCAGTGCCTGCAGGAAATCCTCCGCCACAATGCTGTCCAGCTGCCGCCTGTCCTCCACATAGCAAATGCCGCACGCAACGTTCATGCCCTCCTGCTGCATGATCGTGCGGATCTTGGCGAGATCTTCGGCCTGAAAAACGTGGTTGGGATAAACCCGGAAGATCCGATTCATCACGTCCGTAAAGTCTCTGCGCTTTTTGCAGATGGTAGAGAAGTCCACCGTCCCCTGCGGATAGTCCGAATTCTTCTTGATGGCCTCCTCTGCTGCGTCTGCCTCGTAGTCCAGATACATGGAATACTTAGGATTCAGGATGATGCTCGCCAGCGAGGTCTCTGCCTTCAGCCAGCCTTCTGCCTCCTCTTCCGTCACGTCAAAGCGCTCGGCAAGGGCCTTCTCCACGCTTTTCTGCTGCTTTTCATCCAGCATAGTCCGCACCGAGAACGCATCCATCGAGGCAGACTTCCCATCCTCGCTGACATCAATGCCGTTCTCCTGCAGCACCTTGTCCGCTCCCTGATAGTTCTCCACCGCCGCCGTGGCCGCCTTGTCATAGGCTTCCACAATGCTCTCCAGATAGTGCAGTCCGCCGTCCCGCATCTCCTTCAAGAGAGCCGCCTCCGCCTTGGTATTGGTGGTCAGCCCATCGAAGTACGCCTTCACCTTGGCGATGAAGTCCTTCAGCTTGCCGATGAGTTTTTCCGCCAGAGTTGCGTTCCGGTTATACAGGGTCTCCATGAAATGGGAGTCCGGCAGAATGTCCGTCATAGCATCCGCCACCACCTCCCGGCTGGCCTTTTCGTAGGAGATCTCCTGTCCCAGTGCCTGCCGGTATGTGTCCTGCTTCTCCCGGATCAGATCGTCCACCGTCACGCCGCCCCCTTGGCCGTCCAGTTTTTCCTGCATGGCCTCGAATACCAGCTTCCGCAGCTGCCGGTACTCCTCGTCGGCGTTCTGCTCGATGAAATGGGTGAACTCATGGTTGAAAGTCCGCAGCATGGTGTACTGGCTGAAGTCGGCGGTGCTGCTTACGTTGGCGATGCCGCTGTTGACGTCAATGTAAATGGTGTTCTCGCTGCGCCGGAAGCGGCCCTCCGCTTCGGTGATGTTCCCCTCTGCATCTCCCTTGGAGCGGTACAGCACGATGTCCACGCCTGTGGCCTTGGCAATGTCGGAGAGGATCCTATACCCCTGCTTCTGCGGTACGTTAAAGGTCTTGCTGAGGTCGGAGAGCTTCGCCCCGTTCTCTGCCCGCACCACGCCCTGCCTGCGCCACGTGGCCTTCTTCCCGCCGCGCTCCTGCTTTTCGGCGGATGCGCCGGTGCGATAGGCAATGTCTTTCTGTGCCTCCGTCAGATAGTCAAGGCTCCGCAGCCCCTGCACCACCCGGTACGGCACGTTGCTTTCGCCCATTTCGTGGGCGATGCGGTAAGCCTCGATGAATTTCTCCACATCCTGCCCCTGCTGATAGGTGCGCAAAAACGCCTTGGCCTGCTTGCCATATGCCTTGGAGGCCTCCTCCAGCGTCACGGGTTCTCCCTGTGTCTGCTGGGCCGCCTCCAGCGTCACGGGCGTTCCCTGCGTCTGCTGGGCCGCTTCCTGCGTCTCCTGCGTCTGCTGGGCGACCTGCGTGCGCTGCTGCACCTCCTGTGCCACGGCCTGACGGAGCGTCAGGGCCTGCCGCACCTCCGCCCGGAGCTGACTGCCGGTCTTAACGCCCAGCTTCTCCAGCGTCTCTCTGTCCCCCAGATTCGGCTGCACAGTCGTGCTGTTTGCCGGGGAACTTTCCGCCTCGATATTCCACGCCGAGAGTACGGCCATTTCCTCCGGTGTCATTTCCTGCCGCTCGGTCTGCTGCGGCTCCTCCTGCTGCGTTTCTGCCTGTGCCTCCCGCAGCTTTTGGGAGTATGCCTCCGCATTGATTTGGGTCGTACCCAGCTGCCCGGCCCAGTCCGAGTTAAAGCCGCCCTCCGAGATATTCTCCGGGTTCATCTCGTTCAGGACCAGCTGCCCATAGGTGCTGTTTTCTACCAGCGCCTTTTCCTTCCCGGAAAGCTTCTCGCCTGCCACCTGTTTGGTGATGGCATCTGCCACACGGTCAATGTTCTGGCTCTCCCCGTACTGCGCCAGACGCTCCGCCACGGCGTTTCGGATGGTCACCATGTCTCCGGTTCGTATGGCATCCTCGTTCTGCTGCAAGAGGTTTACGATCTGATGACCGGTAAGGGATTTCCCCGCATCGATCCGCTCCTGTGCTTTCTGCGTCAGCGCCGTCCCCGGAGCCACCTCCTGCGCCTCTGCCACGATATCCCCGGAAGCCTTACCGAATTTGCTTTTATACGTTGCATCTCTTACGATCTGTTTTCCGGTGTCCATCAGACCGCCGGAAATCGCACCGCCCACAAAGTCCCAGCCCATGCCGACAGCAATGTCAAACATGGCCTGCCGTTCGGCCTCTTTCTCCGAATAGCCCTGCTCCATGTAGTCCCGCACGCTTGTCTTATAGTCCGAGTTTTCCGCCATGACCAGCACGTCGGCAATGGTGTTAAACAACGTCGTGTTCCATTCCTCAGAGCCTTCGATGAAGCCCTGCTTCAAAAAGCCCTTCAGAATGTTCTTCGTGTTGCCTTTGAGCAGATGATCCAGCGAAACATACTCAAACAGAGATTCAAACGTGGCATTCAGGATACCCATGGTCAGCGCCTGACTGTCCGTTGCACCACGTTCCACCGCATCCAAAACGCCCTGTGACCCGGCACTTCCGCCCAGCAGGGCCGTTCCGGCTGCGGTAAGCCCGGTTCCCTTACCGATGCCAGCCGCCGCCGCAGAATCCACCATGCTCATGCCCAGCTGATACACATCCCCCCAGCTTTTCCCGTTGAAGATACGAGAGAGCAGCGGATGTTCTTTCTCGTCCATCTGGATCGTGCCGTACTTGTCGGTCAGTTGCTGCGCCCTTGTCCCACGAATGGCGGTAGAGGCCACGGTGGCATCCATCGCCGGGGAATAGTAGTTGATGGGCTTATACTCTCCGGTGACCTGATTCCTGATGTTCTGCAAGCCCACGCCCACCAGCCCGACACCGCTGGCCAGATTCATGGGTACGGAGACGGCGGAGGCAAGATGGGGGGCCTTTTCCGCCAGTTCACTGTTCCACTGGGAAAAGCCCGCCGCACGTCTGGCATCCAACTCTGTCCGCATGTATTCCAGATATTTCTCCGCTTCTTCCTTGCCCTTGGTTTGATAGAGGTAGTTGTAGTCCGCTACCTCGTCATCCGTCATGTAGGCATATTTAGCCAGTTTGCCGCTGGGGGTCTTCCCCGCATTGGAACGGTTTTCATAGGCAGTCCCAATGCTGTTGATGTAGGAATATACATCATCGCCCTTCCCTACGTAGTGACCGAAGATATAAGCGCCCTTCCCGGAGGCCAGCGACTGGTCTACCTTGGTGGATTTCTTTGCATAGTCCGCCTGATCCCGCAGGCCACTGTACTTCTTTGCCTGCTCTTGCCGCCACTTCTCCGTCTCCCGGCTCTGTGTGTGTCGGACAATGTCCGATTTGGTCAGGCCCGTCTGTCCACCCATGCGCTCCCGCATTCCCTTGATGGCTGCCTCGTACCCTTCTACCGTCAGGCGGCTGCGCTCCTGCGTAGGCTCCTGCGCATTTGCACCCTGCCCGGTGACCTCACCCATGGCGCTGGCCCTCTGGCGGAGCCTGTCCCGTGCAGACCCAACAGCAGGAGATTCTGCCTCCTGCCGCTGGTTCTGCCGGTTCTGCTGCTCCTCGTCCTCCCGGCGCTTTCCGCCGTACATGGCCTGCGCTCTGGCCCGAAGTCTGTCTCTTGCGGTGCCTCCCTGCATCGTCATAGCGCTTTCCTCCTTACACAGTCATCTTTACGGGATTGTTGTAGTTCTTCTTGGTGCTTCTGGCGTAGACGGGATTGCCGTTCTTGTCCCGCCCCTGCATGACGATGTAGCCCTGCTTCTCCAGCCGCTCGGCATCCTCATAGGTGATCTCGCCATAGCCGGGAACGTAGATGCGGTTGCTTCTGTACTTGGGCGTTCCCTTCACCTTCACCTGTTTATCATCATCGTCGTCGCCTCCGCCGCCTCCTCCGCCGCCGCCACGGCTGCCGGAGGAGGAATACTTGGCCGCCAGCGCCGCCTCTGCGTCTGCCCGCTGCTGGTCATAGTACGCCTTCCACCTTGCCGCCTCCGCTGCGCTCATACCCGCCGCCTCCAATTCGCTCTGGCTGGGGGTATATCCCGTGGTGCCGATGAGGGTCACCAGATTGCTGTAAGCATCCTTGCGCTGCTGATAGGCAAATTCCTTCTCCTGCCGCTCTGCGTTCTGGCTGTTCCACCAGTTCTCCGCCCCCTGGCTGTACGCCGTGTCCGCCCGGCCCGTCTGATAGGTGACGTTCTGCCAGTACTGATCCAGCGCATCCTTGTAGCGGTTATACTCCGTATCCCGCAGGTCGCCGGTAAGCTGATACTGCTGCAGCATCCGGCCTCCCTCGTCCTCGTAAGCCTGCCGGGCCTGTCCATACAGCTCCGGGATCACCTCGTTGAGCTTCTGAAGATACGCATCATACTGCTGCTGTCCTGCGCTCTGGCTGTAGGTGGAGCCATACCCGCCGGTGAGACCGGCGGCCTGTCCCATGGTGTCCATCATGGCCTGCTTCCCCTGCAGCACGTACTGATCCCGGTACTGCTGATACAGCGGATCCTTGGCGGCGTCATAGGAGAATTTCTCCCGGTTCATGATCTTGTCGTAAATGTCCTTGAGCTGCTGGTCATACGTCCCGGAGTAGTCCGGCTTGCTGCCCTCCAGCTCCTGCAAGCGTCGTAGCGCCTCCTGATAGGCGGCGTTGGTGGCGGGGTCGTAGCCGTACTTGCCGTAGTCGGTCTTTTTCTGCCCTCCGGCGGACTGGACGGAGACCCCCCGGTCTGCCGTGGCCTGCGCCGAGGCCGTGCTGCTCTGTGTGGAGGCCGTCCGCCCCTGCTTGGCGGCATTGCCGCCCTGTCCCATGACCTCATAGGTGGGCGTCACCACCGGAAGCCCCACCGTGCCGCCTCGAAGATCCTGCCACGTGGCCTCTCCCACCTCGCCGCTTTCCGGTAGGTTCCGGGATCTCTGGTAGTCCTTCACGGCGCTTTGGGTCTTGTCCCCGTATACGCCGTCCACCTTCAGGCCGTAGCCGTTCTGGTTCAGCGCCGACTGCAATCTCCGCACAACGTCCCCGGTGCTGCCTCTGCGAAGCTTTTCCTTGTCCATGTCTCTCGCTCCTTTCTCATGCCGTCCGTTTCCAGACGTACACCGCCAGATACGGCGGCATATTGTTGTGGGAATTCCCCCCGCCGGTGGTGCCCGTCAGGGTGTTGCGGCTGATGTCAAATGCCGCCGCTGCATAGGGGTAATATCTTCCGCTTCCGCTCTGCGACCCCATGTCGCCTACGGTGAACGCCTTCTGGCTGTTGGTGATAAAGCCGTAATACCCCGCCTGATTGGCCGGGTTGTGGCCGTGGCTGGGCATCTCCGCTGTCGTCAGGGTGTGGCTGGCCTCGCCGCCGGTCTTTCCTGCGGCATAGGTTCTGCCCGCCGCCAGCAGGAAGGTGTCTTGAATGCGCTCCCACGTGCCGCCGAACAGCGTCTGCGGGCTGGTGGCTGAGACGGAGATGTAAATGCTCCCCACCGGCCACATCATGGCAAGCATCACCTTTTTCAGCGTGTCGCCGTAGACTACGATCTCCCAGTCCTCCGGCAGCTCAAACGCCTTTGCCCTCTCGCAGTATTTGCCCACGGCAAAACCGTCTCCGCCTTCCCGGATGTGCATGGCCACCGTGGCCGTGGGGACTACCGCCTCGTAGCTGGCGGAGTTGCCCAGCGTATCCACAGCCTCCAGCCGCACCTTGTAGGTCTTGGTGGTCAGAATGTCCGTGGAACCGGTGATGATCTGCCCCACGCCGCTCTTCATGGAAACCGCTGCCCCCCAGCTGCCGGAGGTCCCCAGCTTCCAGTACGCCTTCAGCTGACAGGTGATGGCTCCGCCCGCCTCCGTGTAAGCGGTCTTTGCCTGCGCCCAGATGTGAGTCCCGGCGGACATGGCCGCCCCGTTCCGGTCGCATCGGTACACGGCAATGTCCGTCAGATTTGGTGCGGAATAGTCGTAGGCCGTCAGCGTCAGATCCTCCGACACCGTAAAGCCCCGGCTGTCCTCCACGGTGCAGGTCACCTTCACATTGGTGGACAGCAGCACCCCCGTCCGATAGGGAGCGGATCTCACCGTCTCCCCCTGACAGGTGATGCGTTTTCCCTTGATAGAGGCCCCCTGTCGGCAGGAGACCTTGCTGTCATCGAAGCTCACCTCACTGCGGGAGATGCCCTTGAGCAGCACGGAAAGCCCCTCCGCCTTGGTGCCGTCGTTGTAAGCCACCGCCCTGCACCATCCCGCCGAGGCCGTCGGCCCCAACGAGGAGGGTACAGTCAGCGTCAGCTTCATCTCCTGCGTGCTGCCCACCTGCGTGGTGGCCGCAGCGTTGCTGTACGTCCGCAGATAGATGGTACACTCCCCGCTGGCTGCATTGGGGATCTGCGATGCCAGTGACAGGGGAGGGGTAAAGAGGAACCAGTTCTGGGCAATGTCATCGTCAAACACGTCCTTGCCCCAATGGGTATAGCTGCCAAACTTCACGCCGATGCGGTGGTAGTAGGTATTGCTTTTCCGGTTGGTGTAGATCTTCACGCTCTTCCCCAGCGCCACCGTACTGCTTTCCGCCGTGGGGACAGATGCTCTGGGGATGGTGGGCAGCGTCACGCTGCCGCTGACCGTCAGCCTGTCCGGTGTCCACGACGATCCGGCGTTGGAGACCCACTCGCCGGAGAGCGTTACCTTCTTGCTGCCGTCTGCATCGTGGCCGATGACCACGCTGCGGCTGCCCAGCGTATACCACGCCGGGGAGTTATAGCTGTACTTGGCGTATACCCGGCTGCCCTGAATGACGTAGTAGGCGGAGTTGTCCTCCTGATTGTAAGAGTTTGTGGTGTTGGCGTAGAGGTACAGCGTCATGCTGACGGTGGACTGATTGGCCGCCACGTTCTGCGTCACCGTGTAGTCCAGCCGCAGCTGCCAGCCGTTGCCGCTTTTTGCCCCGTAAATACTCGCCATGTCTTACCCTCCGATCCACTTGACCGTCAGCCCCGATGTAAAGCTGATGTCCCAGTTTCCGCCCACAATGCGCTCGGATACCTCGATGCGCCCCACGTGCAGCGCCCCGTTAGAGAACCAAGCCGCCTCCGTGCCGTTGATGAAAAAGCTCATGCGCTCCGGCGTCCATGTGGTCATGTTGCTGGTGGTGTCCACCACTTCATAGGTCTGCCCGTCCACCTCCACCTTCCCGGTGGTCTTTACGTCCTGTCCGATGGCAATACCGATGATGGGTACTGCGCCGTTGTAGCCGATGATGCCCTGCTTGATGTAGCCGGAGGACTTCACCAGCATTTCCCGCAGGGCGTCCTGATCCCCTGCCAGCTCCGTCAGCCGTGCGTCGGTGTCGGCGGATATTTTGGCGGCGTAGTCATAGGCCGCCGTGGTGTTCTCCGCCGTCTGGGTCAGTCGGCTCTCGATCTCCTCCTGATACTGACCAAAGTCTGACACCGCCACATATTCGCTCCGCAGCACCGTCTCCAGCACATCCATCTGCTGATAGATGACATTGGCCGTCTTGATAATAAGATCCTTCAGCGCCGAGGCCGTCTGGTCTACAGAGGTCTGCACCTTTTCTGCCGACTGCGTTCCCCCTGCCTGAATGGCCTCCTGCACGTCCTTCCCGAAGGAATCCATGCTCAGGTCATTGAGCGCCAGATTCAGATGCTGGGCCGCCTGAAAGAGATATGACCGCAGCTGTGCCAGCTGCTCCTGCTCCGTCCCCCGCAGCAAAGGCGGGGTCTCCATCTGTACCATCACATATCGCTCCCTACCTGCAAAATTCTGGCCACGGAGAACATCTTCATCTCCCCGGTCCCCTTAAGCCGCATCTGGAGATGGTCGCACCTGCGTGGGGTCACCGGGATGGCAAAGGTACGGGCTGTTCCCTTGTCCCACTGCACGGCCCCCCACCGGATCCAATCCCCGGAGGAATCGTACTTCAGATACAGTTCCAGCTTGCCCTTCAGCTGTACCCGAAGATCAAACCGGCTCAGATACTTCTTGTCCGGATACTCGTAGCCCATGAGGCCGGAGACCGCCTCCCACGCTACATCCCCCTCCGGTGTCCACTGGGTGCCGCAGACGCAGCCCAGCTTTTTCCCCGTCTCGTCGATGAAAAACAGGTCATCATCTTTCTGGGCGAACATCATGACCCGAAGGTCATCCTCCTTGTGCCACATCCCTTTGCCGGTGTCATATACCAGCAGGACCGGGCTTACCGCCCCGTCCAGCACGGAGAGATAGTATTTGCCGTTAAAGGCCCCTCCCACAGCGTCCGTGTAGCGCACGCCGCCCAGCGCCGCCCCCACATCCACAGGAACAGAGCCGTCATAGGCGCATACCTCGGTGCGTCCCTTGTAATAAAGCACCTCGTTGACCACGCACAAACTCCGCCAGCTGCCCTTTTGTACGCCCCGGCACAGCGTCTCCGTGATCTGATGCGCCCCCGTGGTGGATACCGCCACCCGGTGCAGCGCCGTCTCCTTGAAAAACGTGGGGTAGCCCAGATAGTTTACCGCTCCCGTCCATGCGCCGTCAGAGCCTACGGAGGCCGCCCAGCTGTCTGTGGACAGGCCCATGTAGCATCCCCAGTTCTTAAAGTCTCCCAGCTTGCAGCAGTAGATCTCGTTGACGGTCTCCCCGTCCTTCACGCCGTATCGGCAGCCCCACAGGCGGTTCTGGGCCTGACAGATGTAGTCCATATCCGGGGCAATGCGGTGTACGGACACGCCGCCTGTCTGCGAAGCCCCCCGGTCTACCACGCCCACCACCACGATCCAGTCCTCCCCCTTGGCCCAGATGACCTTGGAGGCGTTGAGGTCTGCGTACTGCTGCTTGACCTCCTCGCTGTCGCCGTCGTAGGCGATGCCCTTGAGCACCACGCCGTCATAGGCTTCAAAGGCCGTCCCGATGCCCGTGGCGGTGATCTTGACGTATACCTGCGGGATGGCCACCCACACGGAGGTGGTGCCGTCATAGCGCTTGAGGCTGTGGCTGTCCATCCACAGGTCACCCCCCTGCGGAGTCTGCGGCTTCGTGTAGGCAATGCCGTTGTAGGGATCGCCGTTTATATCGCAGATGGTGTAGGTGACCTGCGCCCCCTCCGCCACGGAAAAGGATGCGTCAATGGAGCCGTAGTCCGTCAGGTCTGCGGTGTTGATGTACTTCCGGTCGGGCCAGATCACCAGCCACGCTCCCATGCCGACGAGCTGTTTGGGACAGTCCTCCGGTGCGGTGGAAAGCCCCATGTCCACGGACTTTCCGTTTACCACCAGATTTTTCCCGTCCACCCAGATGAGGGCATCCTTGGCGGTAAGTCCCGCCGGGGCGGAGAGGGTTTCTCCCCAGCCCCGCCTTCCCCGGCTGGCCAGCATCGGGTAGTAGTCCCCCGTAAGATTTTTCATGTCCAGCCACTGCCCGTCCTGTATCCGGGGCCGGTGGTCGTAGCCGCCGAACTGGCTGGTCATCAGGCGGCTGGTCTTTGCCTCCTGCAGCTGCGGTAGATACATCTTGCGTCCCCTCCTCAGATCTGCAGCGGCCCCGCCGATGCCGGCAGGTGCGTCCGGTTATACCATGCGGCAAACACCTGATAGGCGGCGTTGTACATGGCCGCCGACTGGTTATACTTGCTGATCTCCGCATTCTCCAGGTCGATCATACTCTGCAAATACCGCACATACACCTCCTCGGCGTAGGGATCCGGCACCAGCAGCGTTTTCTCCATATCCGCCGTAGTGTACCGGGGCATCTCCCCCTCCGGTGCGCCCTCGTGGGAGCGGATCACGTCCCACCAGACCTTTCCGTCCAGTCTCGTCAGCCACTCCACCTTGGTTTGGTCGTCAAACTGATTGGGCTTTACCAAATCGCACCGGGCGATGGCCTCACTGATGGTCATTGTTTCTCCTCCTTTATCGCAAAAAGGGGGAAAGGCCCCGTCGGTCTCTCCCCCTCCTTTTCTCTCGCAGTTACTGCCCCAGCATTTCGTCTTTGTGCTTGTCCAGCTCCTCCTGTGCCTGCTGGGATCGCCGGATCTCGTCGGCAATGAAGCGAGGCACCTCGCTGGTCTGGCCCTTGGGCAGCAGATAGTTGATGCCGTTGACGGAAACGAACAGATTCGGCTCGTCGTGGGCGCTGCCTCTGGGGATGTGGATACTGACCTTGTCGCTGGGGTCAAGGCCCATGGCCTCGATCTCACGCTCTACCTTGGTTTTTGCAGCCATTTCGTGGCCCTCCTTTTGTTTTCTGCGGGGGAGGGGAGGCTGTCCCCTCCCCCGGTGTCTCAGTTGGCGGTGTCCGTGGCGGAGTAGGAGCTGACGCTCATCACCCGCAGCAGCCGCTCCGGGTACAGCAGCGTAGCGCCGTTGGTCTCAAACTTGTAGCCGATGGTGCTGAACTGGTTCAGCGGGCCGCCGATCTCGCTCTTGTCGTGGACGATCATCTCCAGCGCACCGCCCTCCGGGTTGATGATGCCGAAGGCATCCTTGCCGAAGAAGTAGGTGGCGTAGGTCACGCCTTTGGCCTTGTTCTGGTAGCTGGTGCCGCCCAGAATGGGTGCGAAGGTGTTCTCGATGAAGCGCACCCCGTGCAGCTCGCCGATCTCACCGTTGAAGATCTCGCTGGTGGCGGCGTACTTGTGGGCCTCGATCCACGCATCGCTCTTGCGCAGGTCATAGGCCACGCTGGGATGGATCACGGCGTAGTACTTGCCGTTGATGGTGGGCGCACGATCCTTCTTCAGCTTGGTGGCGGCCTTTGCCACCATGTCCGGGGTCAGCAGCGCCCAGCCGTCGGTGTCGCTGGCCCCCATGGTGGCGCAGCTGGTGGGAGTGCTTGCCACAGCACCGTTATTGACGTTGTCACAGTACAGCACGTTGGTGCCTACCAGCAGAGCGTCCCGGATCAGCACCTCCTGCGTCTCGGCAGCAGATGCGCCCATCTCCTCCGTAGCGCCGAGGATCACCTCGTCGTAAGCGTGCAGCTCCAGCTGGTCGGTGATGGAGGCATAGGTGCCGTACTGGTCAATGGCACCGGTCTTGGTGCTGACGCCGAACTTCTGGCCGGTGGGGATCACGCCTTCCACCAGCTTAGCGGCCCGTGCGAAGGTGTTCCACTTGCGCCATTCCACGCTCTTACCGTGGTTGGCGGGCAGGGCCTGCTTGCGGCCAAACTGGGCGTAGAACATCTCCACCCGTGCGTTCTCCAGCAGTTCCGTGTCGTAAAAGGTTTTCAGTTCGGCGGACAGGGTGTCCTTGCCGGAAAATGCGGTGGTGGTGCCGGTATTGGCGTTGACGTAGTTGCCGGTGGCGTTGACCAGCGTACCGGCGTCGGCAAACAGCTGCAGATCCAGCAGCAGCTTCATGGTATTCATGATGGTTTTCATGTCTTTCTCTCCTTTCGTGTTCCCACGGGGAGAGCGTCCGGCTCACTGGCCGGGATACAGCTTCTTCCCGTGTGCCGCCGCATCCCGGATGCGCTGCTTCAGCGCCTCTCTCTGCTCCTTGGATGCGTGGGCATAGTCGAATGTGGTGACGGAAGGAGCCTGTGCGGAGGTGCCATGCTCCGTTGGTCTGCGCTGACCGGAGCGAATGGCGTTGGCCATCTGTTCCGCTGTCTGGCGGGCCGTCTGCTGCATGGCGGCGGTCTGGATCTCCTTGCGGTGGACGGCATAGTATGCGTCCTCCACGCTGAGACCAACACCGGGGGAGGTCATCCGCAGAAACGCCGGGTTCTCCAGCTCATGGGAGAGGTCGAAGTCGGGGAATACCTTCTTCATTTCCTCCCCCTGCTGCTGCAGGCCCTCCAGATGCGCCTGCAGCTTCTGCTGCTCCAGCGTCCGGGCCTCCGTCTGCTGCCGCAGAGCCGTCTCCCGCTCGCTGCGCTCCAGCCGCTTGGCCACATCCACGTCCACGCCCATCTCCAAGGCTTTCTCCTCGTAGTAGGCATCGTCGTTCTGCACGGCCTCAGCCAGCGCCGCAGCGTCCAGATGCTCCATGTCCATGCCATGGCGCTTTGCCAGAAGATCCAGCGCCGGTCTCAGGGCCTCCAGCGTACTCTCCGCCCCATTGGCGGACTTGAGCCGGGCCTGAATGGTGCGCTGCATCTGCCGGTTGTACTCCGGATCCTGCATGATCTCCTCCCAAGTCATGCGCTTGTGGGTCTCCTCCTTGGGCTCTCCGCCCTCATCGGGGGCTTCTTCCGTGGGCTGGGGAGGCGTTTCCTCCTCCTGCGCAGCGGCGGCCTGCTCCGGCTGGGCGGCGGCCTTCCTTGCCACCATCCGCTCCCGGCTCGCCCGGTGTTTCTTCAGCTTTTCCGCCGGAACGCCCAATTCCAGCAGCTTGCTCTCCCCGGCGTCGGGAGTACTGTTTTCGCCCGATGCGGCTGCTCCGCCCCCGGCTCCGGCACCTGCGCCATCGCCGCCGAACAGCTGCAGCCAAATGTTGCGTGTCTCCATATGATCCTCCTCATATCTGCCGCTTACGTCCGGCGAGTCGTTAAGGTGGAGGGTGCGGGGAGAGTCGGACTCCCATCTACTGCGGATCGTGCAGCCGTCCTGCCATTAGACCACGCTACCCATGCGCCGGGGGTCTCCCCCCGGCAAAAATAGGAAGAAAAGAAGGATGCCTTGAAAGGACAAGGCCATTGTACCGTGGGGCGAACCCCTCTCTCTACCCCCCAACCGGCCTATTTGCAAATAAATTTTACCCGGTCGGGATACTGCTCCTGCAGCAGCCGGAAGCCCTCGCACACGCTCTCAAAGATCAGCTCCAGCACCGCCCGTGAGCCGTGTACCTCCCGGCAGGCGATGACAGCGTCCCCCTCCCGGAGGGATACCTCCATTTTCCGCACCCATCGCCTGCCCAGCCGCTCCAGATCGGAGGCCAGCGTGTAGACAAGGATGGAGACCGCCGCACACACGATATCCTCCCCGTACTTTCCCCCGCCGTGTCCCTGCACCGTCAAGCACAGGCCCTTGCGGTCGTACTCTACCCGGATCATACCATCACCGGCCCTTCCTCCGGCTCCGCTGCCGCCCGGCTCTGCTCACGGGCCTGCTGCACGTAGGGATGCTCCGCCTCCGGCTGCTGCTGCGCCGCCACCTGCCCCTGCGGGATGCCTGCGCCGCCGCCCATGGTCTGCAAAATGTCCTGACTGAGGCCCTGCACCATCTCCGGGGCCGCCTTGGCCGCCAGCGTCAGCGCCAGCTGCATATACTGCCCCAGCTTGTCCCGCAGCGTCCCCTGCTGGGCCACCCGCTGCATCATGCCGTCCTTGCCGTCAAAGTCCATCATCTCCAGACACATCATGGTCTGATCCACTGCGTCCGGGGAGAAGAAGCCCAGCTGGTAAAACTGCAGCGCCAACTCGTTCTGGTTCATCTTGGTGTAGGCGCTCTTTTTCTGGGCGGACACCTTGATGTCAAACACCGGCAGGCGAAAGCCCATGTCCTCCCCAAAGGCCATCCCCTGCGGCTGGGGCTTGAGTCCGGCGTTGGTGTAGGTGACGTACTCCTCGCCGCCCTGCTCCCCCAGAATGCGGAACTGCCGGGGCATATCGTAAAACTGCCGGATCAGCTCGATGACCAGCCCCACAATGCCGGTGTAGGCCCGGTAGGAGGCAAGGGTAGCGTCTCTCGACCCCTTGCCGCTGGCCTCCTGCAGCGCCGCAATGGCTGATGCCGCCGTGATGCCGCCGCCGGGAGAAGATCCTGTGGCCGTCTCCGTGTTGCCGCTGGTCTCCCGCAGCTCCTGCACCGTCTCCTGCAGCACGCTGATGTAATTGCCCTGCAAGGCGGTGTAGTCCATGGCCCGGATGCTGTCCTCCCCCAGATTTCCGCTGATGTGTACCAGCGGTTTGGAGATATCCAGAAGCTCCTGCTCATTGATGCCGCCGTCGCTGCGGACAAAATACCGGGGCGTGGCCCCCGCCATGGCGTTTTTGACGATGGCCGTCCGCAGCAGATCGATCTCCGTCTGGGGATTGCGGCACAGGTCTACATAGCCGTATCCGCAGGGGCTGCCCTCGATGGGATACAGTGCGTCAAACACATACGGATACATCCCGTGGTCGTATAGCCCCCGCTCCCGCAGTTCCGGGTCGTTTTCCGTGGCGTACAGCACCTGATCGCCCACATACCGCACATATTGCAGCGTCTTTTTCCCGGCCACCAGCTTGTGGTAATAGCACTCCACCACCGTCACCTTGCCGTCGGTAGACACCGTATCGTCGTACAGAAACCGTGTGGAGAGGATGTTCTGCCCCTTCAGGGTGTCCTCCAGCTCCGGATACTGCTCCTGCAGCAGATCCCGGTCGGCCAGTTCCGTGTGGAAGAAATACCGGCTGCGCTGGATGTCCTCCAGTCCCGGCTCCCAGTACAGGTTCAGGAGGTTTACCCTTGTGATGGAGATGTCCCCCAGCCCGTTGAGCTTTCCGGGATCCCACACTGTCTTGTATACCCCCGTCCCCGTCTTGCACTTCTGCCACATAGCGTCGGAGTATGTGCGTTCAAATTCGTTTTGCTCCAGCACACACGGCACAATGGCGCTAAGCATCCGTGCCTCCTGCCGGTCGCCCTCCTCCCGTGGAAGGATATTCGGCTCCGGGTAGCTTTCCATGGCGTCTGCGTGCTTGCTGGTGATGACGTTGTGCAGCCACCCGCTGCGGCTCTTAAAGCCGGGGGAGGCCATGGTGGTCTTGTCCCGCTCCTCCCAGCTGTTGCGCAGCTTCCACCACTGCTCGCTGGAGAGGATACGCCTCTCCGTGGCGGCCTTCCCCGCCTTGTATCGCTGCAGGATCTCCGTCAGCCGCCGCACCTGCTCCGGCCCGATAGCCTGTGCCTCCGGCATGGTCTCCCGCAGCTCCTGCTCCTCTCTGATGTCCATATGTCCCTCCTTACCAAATATCTCTCAGCCCATCCCGCCGCATGGTGCTCAGCGGATCGATGACCACCGGCTTTTGCTGTACCGGCACCATGGGCTTGACCGGCCTCGACATACACATATACCGCACCTCATCCGCCACGTGATCCTCCAGCGTGGTGTCCAGATCCTCCGGGTGGGTCTCCGAGTACATCATCAGCGGCATGGTGCGGATAAACGCCCGGCAGCTGTCAAAGACATACATCCGGGCGTAGCCCTCCTGGTCGAATTGCAGGCGGTAATGCACCTGCATCCATCCGGGGATCCGCTGGTTGTCCCCCGGCGTAAAGTAGATGCCGTACCTTGCCGCCGTCTCTGCGATGCTCTCTCCCCGGCTGGCGTCCCAGATGGCAGGATCCGCCACACTGTCCACGATCTTGCGGCCCTTGAGCCACGGGTGGGTGTCCTCCACCTCCCGGATCCGCCGGAACTGCTCGTCCGGCGACCACTTGACGCCCTCGTTGGGCGTCTGGGTGCAGCCGTACATCTCCATGATGCGGTACAGCACCCCGTCGTAGTCCACCGCCCACCAAGCCAAGGAGAAGGGCTTGCCGTAGCCGAAGTCGTAGCTGCGCATGATGTTCCAGCCCCGCCGCTCCCCGACAGACAGGTCAAAGGGCGCAATGACATGGCACCATTTGTGCCGCCGCCGCAGTTCCTCCGGGGCAAGGCCCAGCTCTGCCGCCTTGTCCGCCGGAGGGTCAGGCCGGAAGTCCTCGAAGAACTGGCCCTCGAAAATGTCCCATGACCCGTGGAGCCACGCCTCCCGCAGCTTGGGCGGCAGGCTCTCCAGTTCCTGCACATACTCCGGCTGCGTCTCCATCAGCGCCTTATTGTCCGTCACCAGCGCCTGCACAAAGCTGTAATTGTCCGGGTTTTCCCCGTCCTCAAAGCGCCGGTCCACGAAAAGCCGCTTGAAATACCCGTGACTTGGCCCTCCGGGGTTTAGCGTGTAGTACGTCCGCTTGGGGTATCCGTTGGTACCTCGCACGCAGGCGTTGATCTTTTTGATCCAGTCCTCCGGCAGCTGCCCCGCCTCATCGATAAACACCACGTCGTACTCTGCGCCCTGATACTGCCCCAAGTCCCCGTCACAGGCGCAGTAGCCAAACCAGATGGTGCTGCCGTTGGGGAAATTAAACACCTTGTCCGTCTTGTTGTACTTGGCCAGCCCCAGCAGCTCCGCCCGCAGCGCCTCGATGTGGTTGTTGATCAGTTCCTTGTAGGTTTTTCGCACGATCAAAATGCGGATGCCAGGGTACGTCACCGCCAATATCTTGGCCTTGGTGCGCACCGCCCAGCTTTTTCCGCCGCCTCTGGCCCCACCATAGGCCACGTGCCGGTGTCCGTCCCGCAAAAACGCATCCTGCTTGTCGCTGATGCGTGACAGGTCTGCTATCCTCATCGCTTATACTCCTCCGGCAGGCCCACCACCTCCAGCGTCTTGTCCTCGGCCTCCTCGGCCCTCTCTCGCCAGCCCCAGTTGCAGGCCAGCGAGAATTTTGCCCCCGTGCATCCGTCCTTGTCGTATAGCCGCCGCTCGGCGTATTCCTCGCACCGGGCCTTTGCACGTGTAATGGTGTCCTTAAAGACCTCACGTCCCTGATAATTCAGCAGCGCCTGCCGCCCGCCAAAGCCCAGCGCCAGCGCCAGCCCCGTCACCGTGGGAGGATGCGCCCCCCGCACTACGGGCTGCCCGTACTTATCCAGCAGCATCTCTCCGTCCCGGGTATAGACGATCTCCCCTTCGCACTCGGTAAAGTACTCCTCGATCTTTTCCTCCAGTTCCTCCGGTGTCTTGTAGATCCATGGTCTCCCCATTCCTGCGCTCCCTCCTCTCGGTTGGGCGGACATCGTATGCCCGCCTGTCCTGTTTTTTGCACCACGCCCCCACCGCTGCGCTTTTTCCGGTACAATTTCCCCCACCTCCCGCAGGAGGCTCGCCGTTGTTCTCCGGCCTTCCGGCCATGCCCGCTCTGACCCGCATCCGGGCCGCAGCCATGCTGCTGCACTTGTCCCCATTGTACCGTGCCTCTCCCCCCGCTCTCTACCCCCCATCCGCCCCATTTCCCCAAGCTTTTGTGCATCCTGCTATAAATTTTCGAAATCTTTGTGCAGTTCGCCCACTATTTTTTTCTCAAAAATCTAAAAATAGTACTTGACTTTATTTAAACTCTGTGATATACTTTAGTTACAGTAAAGATAAGGGACAGGCCAAAAGGCCGGAAAGGATGTTTAAAATGACTTACCGTGATTACATGATCGACAACAACGAGAACCTCAGCTGGTGCAAGCCCATCTCCTTTGATGGCGGAAACATCATCATCACCAGCAATGGCGGCGAGATCACTGGGATCCTCGCCGACGGCGAAGACCTCGACGCCACGCAGGAGAACATCCGCAATATCGCACACCGCATTGATCCCAGCGCAGGCCGTGAGCTGGCTTGCCGCGAATGTCCGTGGTTCTCCGTCTGCTGCGCCATGGACGAGACTTGCGAGGAGGACTAACCCATGAGAAAGATCATCAACAACAAGGTGTACGACACCGACACCGGCACATGGATCGGACTGTCGGACAACGGCCACGAGTACAACGACCTTGCCTACAGCGGCGAGACGCTGTACCGCAAGCGCACGGGGGAGTATTTCCTCCACGGCGAGGGCGGCCCCATGACCAGCTACGCTGTCCGCACCGGCAGCAACAACTGGAGTGGCAGCGAGCGGATCACCCCGCTATCCTACTACGCCGCCAGACAGTGGGCGCAGGAGCATCTGGGGGCCGAGACCTACGAGGCCGAGTTCGGCGCCGTCACCGAGGATGACAGTCAGGTCACGATCACCCTGTCCCTGCGGGCCGACACTGTCGAGGCGCTGCGCCGCACAGCCTCCAAGGAAGGGCAGTCCCTGAGCGCCTTCGTGGAGCGTGTGCTGCGCCCGGCGTTGGACATTCCTTCCCCGGCGGACAGTCCGGTGTGGGAGAACTAACGCTATGGGCGGCAAGCAGGCCCACCGAGCCGTACCCCGCCCACCGAAAGGAGGTGTGACCCATGCTGACTCCCGTCCCCTGTCCAAAATGCGGCAGCGATGACCTGTCCATCGACTGCTATGACACCATGCGCTACAGCTATACCTACGTCCAGTGCAACAGCTGCCTGCGCCTTGTCAAGACCATGGACAGCCGCGAGGATACCATCCAGCGCTGGAACGATCTGGCCGCCAGATACCGCAAGCGCCGCCCCAAAACGCCCCAATAACCGCCCAGAGAGGACACCCGCCACGGGTGCCCTCTCTCTTTTTGCTTACTGAAAGACCTCCGGCGGGTACCGCTCCTCCCACGGGCGGAAGCTATCCCCCATGATGCGCCGCAGCTCCCTGTCGATGCTCTCCTTGGTGTAGGCGATCTCCTGATCTCCGCCTGCATCCTCCACACAAAGCTGGGCAAAGGCCCGGAAGGTCTCCCGGAAGGCCTCCAGCGCCTCCATGGCCCGCTTGGGGCCGAAGCCAAAGTCCTGCCCCAGCGTGATCAGCATCATGTCCTCGCACTGCTGGATGGTAAAAAGCCGCTGCAGCCGCATATCCTGCCGGTGCTTGGCCTCCATCCGCTGCAAAAATGCACTGGGCTTAGCCATCCTCACCACCTCCGTCCATCTTCGCCCCGCAGTTGGGGCAGTAGTTGTAAACACCATCAATAGACGGGTCAAGAGACCACCACCTACAAAACGGACACCTAAGCTGACTGATCGCGTTAAACGTTTGCGGGATGTATTCCCACCGCCCATGCACCACTGGGGACACATCGGCGGCAGGCGCATCCTCGATATCCTCCACGCCTACCACCATTTCGGCCAACTGCGGCCAGTTGCTGTGGCTTGCGTTGTACTGGTGGGTAAGCAGCGCTTCCCGGTCAATGTAATCAGCCATTGTCGTTTTCCTCCCCATTGAACCACTTCCGCAGTTCGTGCGCGCACGAAACACACAGTTCGTAGTCGTTGTCGTTTATGTCGTTTTTAACTCGCCGCATACCGGCATAGGTGACGGAGTTGAACGGGTTTATCTCCGCTCCGCAACGGTCACACACTCTCTTTGTTGCCATTGTTAGCACCATCCCATTCTAACGGTTTGCCGCACATCGGGCATTTTTCAGCTTTCTGCTCTTCGGCCATCAGCCCCAACTTCCGCTTGCAATTCGGGCAGTACGGTATATGCCACCAGCCGTAACTTCTGCCAAGTTTCCATTTCTTGTCGCGGTAAAAAGGCTTCTTCGGTTCATCCATTGTCAGCACTCCTAAAACAGTTGAATGTGCTTTAGGCCCTTCTCAAGGTCACAGTTCTCGTCAAATCGTTTCGCATCGTCCATCGTGTAAACGTTCGCCAAGTCCTCACGCGCTTTTGCGATGCGATCACTTAGGGTTTTGATTTCGGCATCCAATTCTGCAAGAACCGCAAGCAGTTCATCCTTTTTCTTTTCAATATTCATCCTTCATCGCCTCCAATGCTTTCTCCGCTTCCTTGCGGGTCAGGAATACGGTCTTGCCGACATCACGCGCATCTATAACACCGCAACGCGATGTGTTCAGCACAGTCCTCCCATTAAGTGTGCTTATATCTGTCACAGTAAAACTGTAAACTTGCTCGACCGGGTGACTACAGTACGTCCAAAGCCCGTCGCCCACCTTGCACGGCAGCACCACCAACCGACCGTCCTTGTCGGCCTCGGCCAGCTCCCGCAGGCGGTCATAACCTCCTCCGATGCTGTTCAAAACCGACATCATTGCGCGCCACTCGCCCGACGTACTGTGGACTTCTCCCGGTGCCAGCCCCGTGTCCTCGTAGGCTTTCAGCCGCTCCCACACTTGCTTTTGTGAGCAGTTCCCGCCGTGTTGGCAAGGCAGCTCCCGGCACTGCGCAATGTCGCAGAAGTTCCCATCAAATGTCAGTCTTTCCATCGTTCCACCTCCTGCCCCCAAAACTCACGGCGGCACTTGGGGCAATTCTCCATAGGATTCTCACACCCACCGTACTCGTCCCTCAGACTCTTCGTAATGTCTGCGGGGCAAATGCGGAGGATGCCGTCTTTATCCACTCGTGCCTCCGGCCAATGCTCCAGAAACACGCTCTGTCGGGTCTTATGTGGATGCTCCTTCGCCCACGCCTCGACCACCTGAACAAGCCTTTCGGCGTCATTCATCTCCCATATTATGCCGCATATCATACCATCCGCAGGGCACTGGTTACACCCACGAAAATGCTTACACATCCGGTTTCGCTCCCGGATAAATTCCACTGCATCCATGTCTATCCTCCTTCCCGCCCCGCCTCCGGGGCTTCCCCTCTTACCATCTGCCAGCACCGGCGGAACCACACCATCCACGCCACGCAGCCGGGCCATTGCTTCCCGCCCATCCTCTGGCTGCAGCTGCCCAGATCCTTCGAACGCCTCCGGCAGGTCTTGCAGGGGCAATCCGGCAGCCGGTAGGGCTCTCCCTGCCGCAGTCTCATGCCTCCCCGCCTCCCTCCATCGTTCGGATCACGATCTCCGTCCGGGGGTGCTGCTTGTCATACAGCACCCGGCTTCCGTCGTGGCTGACGAGGATGCCGCTGTGGTCGTCCTCCAACACACCCGCCTCCACCAGCACGTCATCCAGCGCCTCCAACAGGTTTGTCAGATCCACTCTCCGCCTTGTGGGCATGAAAAACAGCGCCTTCACCTCCACCGGCTGCCGGATTGTCTCCAGCCGATACGTCCGCAGACACCACGCCGCCGCCTCGGCGTACTCCCGGTACGCCCGGCTGGGGGCGATAAAGGGCCTCCCCGTTCCGGCATTTTTCAGGATCTGCTGGCTATTCTTTTTCGTCACCGGCGCAAGTCCGATGGTCATGATCACTTCCACTTTCTTCCTCCCGTCTTGCATATTTCCCGTCCACGGCCTCGCACAGCGGACACAGCCAGTATTCCCCGGCGCAGTATCGGGTGATCTGCCGCCGCAGCGCCTCACGGGACGGCATCCAGCTGACCACCGGATCGTCCGCCAGCACCCCCTCGCACACAATGCGCTGGGAGCCGTTGTCTGTCCTGTAATAGGGGCATCGCACGTGTACCTTTGCGTGTCCTGCGGCCATCCTCTCACCATCCCATGTACTTTTCCATCTGCCGGTCTGTCAGAGCCTGTGCAAGGCCCTTTTTGGGCGGCGCAGAGGCTTCCGTCCTGCTCCACCGCTCCCACGTCTCTGCATTTCGGCAAGCCGCTTTCCAGTCTTTCATGGGGGTCTTGCCGACCATCCACCCTTTCGATGCGTAAAAATCGATAAATCCCTGCGGATCTACGGGTGACTGGCGCTGCGCCACATAGGACTGCACCTCTGCCAGCGTGGGCGGAACAAAGCGCTTGGGGCCTGAGGGGGGAGGGGGGGAGCAATAACTATCGTTCTCACTCTCTTTCTCTCTCTCTTTCTCCTTCTCTTTCTCCTTGCGGGTTTGTTCCGGTTTGTTGTCGGTTTGTTTTCGTTTGTTTTCCGTTTGTTTTCGTTTGTTGTCGGTTTGTTCCGGCTTGTTGCTGCCTTGTTCGGCGGAGAGTACCGTTTGTTCCGCCCGGCTGCGGTTTTCCGCCTTGCTGCGGCCCACCTCCAGCGTGGGCCGGATCAGGGTAAAAATGGCCCTGGCCACGCCGGATAGCTCCGTCTCCTCTCCGTCCAGTGCATAGGCGCATACCGCCAGCACGATGTCCCGGAACTCCTCCGCCGGGATCTCCTTCAGTGCGTCGTAGTAGCTCCGGTACCACGTAAATTGCTTTCGCTCCATCCCACGGCCCTCCCGTTAAAAGGGCAGGTCGCCGTCGTCCTCGACCTCCTGAAAGTCATCCGCCGACACATCCACGCCCCGTCTGGTGGCCTCCTCCCGCTTGCTGTCGGCAAAGTAAAGGCTGTCAGCCAGCACCTCCATGCTGCGCCGCTTGTTTCCCTCCTTGTCCTGCCAGCTGCGGCCCTGCAGCGACCCGGTCACCGCCGCCATCCTGCCCTTGTCCAAGTACTTGGCGGCAAATTCCGCCGTCCCCCGCCATGCCACCACGTCGATGAAGTCCGTCTCCCGGTTCCCCTCGGCATCCTTATAGTCCCGCTCCACCGCCAAAGAGAAGCTGGTCACCGCCACGCCGCTCTGGGTGCGCCGCAGCTCCGGCTTCTTGGTCAGCCGCCCCATAAGCACGATCCTGTTCAGCATACTGCCACCTCCAGTCCGTCCGCAAACAGCTTCAGCTCCTCGGGGCGGAAGTACACACGGGGGTTCCCCGCCTCGATCCGGTAGCCGTTCAGCTTCCCGCTGCGCCGCAGCTGGTCCAGCGTGTCCTCGCTGATGGAGAGCAGCTTTGCCGTCTCCCTCTTTGTGTAAAGCAATTTGTCCATTCCTGCATCCTCCTTGTTGTGTTCGTTGTTATAGCGTTGTTATAGCAGTTCCACTGCGCTGTCACAGATCAATCTTCCCCAAACCATTTTTTCGTCACGGCGATAGGAAATTCTTCGATCTCGCTTGCCCAGCGCGCCGTACCCTTGCCGTTGTGCCGCTCAAACACCAGAGGAAAGCCTCCGATGCCGTCAAACAGGCTGCCCATCGTAACAGGGCGAAGATATTGCGCACTGATCCGCTTTGCCAAAAAGTCCCAGAACGGCAGGGCGATGGAGTTTCCCAGTGCCTTGTACCGGGGGCTGTCCGCATCCTTGTGGCGCTTGCCCTTGCTGTCCATCCACTCGCCAATGTCCGTCCACCCGTCCGGGTAGCCCTGCAGCCGTTCGCACTCCATCGGGGTAAGGCGGCGCACGATCATGGCCGTTCTCACAACAGCACGCACAAGGTCTGTGCTGTCCTTAAAGTCCCGTTGCTTGCAGCTGCTTGCAACGTCCCCCTTGCGGTAATCGCCAAATCCCTGCATTTGATACGTCAGCGGCACTTGGTTGCCGCCCGTGGCCATTCTTGCTTGCAGACTTGGACTGACCTCTCCGCAGTCTCGGATGACATCGCAGGCGTGCGACATATCCAGCACGGCGCAGGGCACATGGGCGTTGGCGTTCAGCGTGTGGCAGGGCTTCCCAAAATCAGGAATACTCCCATTCTGCTTGCTGGTGATCTGCGTAGTGTCAAACGCCATGACCGCTGGCTGGTGCCCATGCTCCTGTGCTCTCAGCGTCCCGGAAACATCATGGCTCACGCCCATCACATTCCCGCCCTGATCGTTCAGGCACATCACCCCGTGGCGGTCGCCAGCGGTCAGCGTGGGTGATGGGTCGCCTTCTTTGCCGATGCCAAGACCGTTGCCGCTTCCATCGTGGTTGCGGCTCTCTCCACCTCCCTGCCATCTGGTGGCTTTGTCGTTGATGGGGATTGCCGTAAAAATCGTCTGGTCATTCCCTGTCCCAAGCGTCCCGCTTTTCTCCGTCTGGACTAAGGCTCCCTTCCCTCCTCCGTCACAGCCCCCCCTGATCCGGACTGCATAAGAAGCACCGCTTTCAGCGTTTCCGGCAAGTCTTTCCCCCGCCGCTCCGCTCTCCGCAGGATGCCCCGGCACGCTTTTGCGCTCAAAGAGTATTTCTCCTGCGGTGTCGCCTCCAAAATCTGCGACAACCGAGATCCGACGGCGGCGTTGGGGGACTCCCCAGTGTTGCGCGTCATGCACTCGCCAAGCCACGCTCCATCGTCCTCCCACCTCATCGTGGTAGCCCCCCCCAAGTTGGCCATCCTTTTTCAGGCACATCAATATCGGGGGCTTCCGGCTCTGCGATGCGGATGATCTCTTCGAGGACTGCCGCGAAGTCTCGCCCTTTGTTGCTGCTGAATGCTCCTGGCACGTTTTCCCAGACCATAAACCGAGGTCTGACCATGTCACCTGCCCGTCCGTTCGCTCTGTCATGCTCTCTCATCTCCTTTACGATGCGGACCTGCTCCATAAACAATCCGCTCCTTGCACCGGCCAATCCGGCGCGTTTTCCTGCAATGCTCAAATCCTGACACGGCGATCCGCCCGTGATCACATCCACGATCTCAATTTCTGCACCGTTGATTTTCGTAATATCACCGAGGTGCTTCATCTCCGTTCCTCCCCATCGATCCTTACAAATAGCTTTTCCCGAACTCCCGCCGGAAGTCCTCCTCCGTCCAGTGCTGCTCCTCCATGGCCTTTAACTGGCCGTAACGCTTCAGGCGCTGCATCTGCCCTGCGCTCTGGTGTACGGCGCTGGGTGCGAAGATATGGCACCTCCTGTGGCACAAATACACCACAAGGCCGTATTTCTCGCTCTTCTTGCGGTACGCCCCGCCGAAGATGTGGCTAATGGTGCCGGTCTAATGGGTCTCCCGACCCATTTCTTCCGCATAAAAAACAGCGGCTCTCATCTGGCACCTTGCATCACCTCGTTTCTCATAGACTGCCTCATAATCGGGGACAGGTCGCCATATTTCTCTCTCATCCAATGGGCTGCGCCTCCCCCCATTGGGATTTCAGCGCCGCCAGCTG